CACCAGGGATGGGTCGCGAAATGACCGTTGCGGCAATCATACGCACACCGTGCCAAAAATATGCATAGGGGGGGTGTTAAGCGATGAAAGGTAGAAAACCAGTTCCGACAGTGCTAAAACAGCTTAGAGGAACGGTTAGGCAGGATCGAGTGTTGAAGAACGAACCAAAATTTGAGATACCTGGGAAGATGCTATCACCACCAGATGATTTGCCAGAGGAAGGGAAAGACCTTTGGCGTTCATTAGGAAAAGTGTTATTGGATGCAGGCCTGATGACCTACGGAGACAAGCTGGCTCTGGAACTGCTTTGCCTGGCGTATGCACGGATGAAAAAAGCAAACCGGAATGTTCTGATTGATGGTGAGGTCCTTGTATCTGACAATGGCGGTTATTACCAGAACCCGTGGCTCTCGGTGGCGAATCGGGCATGGGAGCAGGTTTCGAAGATGCTGGGCGAGTTTGGTTTGACGCCTGCGGAGCGAACGCGGGTGATGGCTGCTGTTGAACAGGAAGAAGATGACCTGGCTGAATTGCTGTTTCGTCCGGTGCCTGTAAAGGATCAGTTGGATGAGTGAGGACCTGTATTATTTCGATGAGCAAGCGGTTGATCTGGCGATCAACTTCTTTGGCTTGTTGAAGCATACAAAGGGCGAATGGGCTGGTCAGCCGTTTGAGCTGGACCAGTGGCAGATTGACGAGGTCATTCGTCCGTTGTTTGGCTGGAAGCGAAAGAGCGACAATACTCGCAGGTACAGGACAGCGTATATCGAAGTTCCCAGGAAGAATGGAAAATCGACATTATCTGCTGGATTAGCTGCTTTGCTGCTATTGGTGGATAACGAGGCAGGGGCAGAGATCTATTCTGCAGCTGCGGATCGTGACCAGGCGAGGATCGTGTTTGAGCAGGCTAAGCTGATGATTGAAAGTTCACCTTTACTGCTAAAGCGTGTGCAGATTTTCAAGAACACGATCATCGTGCAAAAGACTAATAGCGTGTACCGGGTACTTTCAGCAGATGCACCTACGAAGCATGGGTTGAATGCCCACGGAGTGATCTTTGACGAGCTGCACGCTCAACCGAATCGTGATCTGTGGGATGTATTGACCACATCTGTGGGAGCAAGACAGCAGCCGCTGGTTATTGCCATTACAACAGCGGGATATAACAGGGAATCGGTGTGCTATGAACAGCATGAGTATGCCAGGCAAATTAAAGAGGGATTCATTGAGGATGACACTTTCTTACCTGTAATCTTTGCCGCAGAAGATGATGATGATTGGCTTGATGAAGACATTTGGGCTAAAGCAAACCCAGGGTTAGGCAATACGGTCAAGCTGGAGTATTTGAGAAACGAGGCAAGAAAGGCGGCGAATGTGCCAGCCTATCAGAACACTTTTAGACGACTGCATTTGAACCAATGGACGCAAACAGACTCACGATGGCTTGATATGAAAGCCTGGGATGCTTGCGGAGAGCCATTTGACCCGAATTTACTTGAGGGATCGTTATGTTATGGCGGGTTGGACCTGGCATCGACATCGGATATCGCATCCTTTGTATTGGCGTTTCCTAACGAAAGCGGGGAAGAAGAACAGGTCGTGTGGCTGCCATTCTTCTGGATCCCAGAGGAGAATATGGTTGAGCGAGCGCGTAAGGATCGCGTTCCTTACGATGCCTGGGTGAGAGATGGTTTGATGACTGCTACACCGGGAAACGTGATTGATTACGGTTACATCATACGAGATATTGAAGCGCTTGGGGAGCGGTTCCATATCTCTGAGATCGCCTTTGACCGGTGGGGTGCGTTCCAGGTATCCCAGGCACTTGAAGGCGCTGGTTTTACTATGGTTGGATTTGGGCAGGGATTTAAGAGTATGACGCCTCCAACAAGAGAGCTGATGCGATTGGTGCTTGATGGAAAATTGCGACATGGCGGTCACCCTATCTTACGCTGGATGGCAGATAACATGGTTGTGACAACCGATGCAGCTGATAATGTAAAACCGGACAAGAAGAAATCACGGGAAAAGATTGACGGGATCGTGGCAGGGATCATGGCGCTGGATCGGTGTGTGCGGCATGATGAGCAGCCGATATCCGTATATGAAACAAGAGGATTGGAATCTGTATGAAACTGCGATTGATCCGGCGAAAAGTAGTGATCAACACAAAATCTGAGCGGTCATTTGTTGGAATTTTGTGGTCGAGATCCTTTGGGATATGGAAAATGAAGAATGTCATGCTTCTTAAAGACAGTGGTGAACAGGTTCCGGTGGACGGGGAGGTTGTTGTGTTGAGAGAAGATATCGACTTTGTGCAGGTGCTGCCATGACATCAATTATATCTAATGCGACTTTGGTAAACATGCCAGCTAACTGGTGGCCAACATCTTACGGGAGCCTTACCCTGTATGACGGTTTTTCGAAGGATTATGCAACGCTGTATAAAGAGCAGCCAAATGTACGGACATGTGTGGACTTTTTAGCACGAAACATTGCGCAATTGGGCATTCATGTTTACCGGAAGGATGCAAAGTTGGGGCGACTACGCTTAAATGATCACCCACTGGCAGAGCTGCTGAATCGACCAATGCCCGGCGTCATCAAAATATCGAGATACCGGCTGATCGAATCGCTGGTTGCGGATCTTGGCGTTTTTGCGAATGCTTACTGGCACAAGGAAACGATTGATGGGAAGTTGATCGGATTGATGCGACTTCCTCCTACTTCAGTGAAGGTGAAGGGTGTTTTATACCCAACAGAATACGAGGTGACGCTGAGCAGCAGACCTCAAACCTATTCACCGGAGGAGATTATACACTTCAGAGGTTACAACGCAGAGAGCGCAGTTAATGGCCTTTCTCCATTGGAAACGCTACGGCGGGTACTGGCAGAGGAACATGCTGCAGGAGATTATCGTGAGCACTTCTGGCAGAATGCAGCCAGGCAGAGCGGGATCATCACCCGTCCAAAGGATGCTGGCGTGTGGTCCGACCAGGCAAGGCAGCGTTTCAAGAAAGAATGGCAGTCGCTGTATACTGGATCGGATAACAGCGGAAAAACAGCCATCCTTGAAGAAGGTATGGATTGGAAGTCGATCAGCTTCAACCCGAAGGATAGCGAGTACCTGTTAGGGCGAAAGCTAACACGGGAAGAGTGTGCACGGGCGTATCACATCCCGCCACCATTGGTCGGGATACTGGATCATGCAACGTATTCAAATATTACGGAACAACACAAGAGCCTGTACACCGATGTTTTAGGCCCGTGGCTGGCAATGATTGAAGAGGATATCATGCTGCAGCTGGTGCCGGATTTTGAAGATAAAAAAGGCATATATATTGAGTTCAATATCCAGGAGAAGATGCAGGGCGATTTTGAGACGCAGACACGGAGTTTGCAATCGGCAACAGGTGCACCGTGGATGACTGTAAACGAAGCCAGACAGGTGATGAATCTGCCAACGATCGAAGGCGCTGACGAGCTGGTGGTGCCATTGAACGTGCTGATGGGCGGGCAGGCAAGCCCGACGGACTCAGCGCCAAAGGGCCAGCGCCCTAAGTCGCTTAGCACTTCGCTGATCACGCAAGGGGACGATGTGGGGCTGGAAGCCCCTCAACTTGAGATTGCTTCGTCCCTCGCAATGACAAAAGAACCAGAGATGGAATCTTTTGATACGAGGGAGCCGGGATTGCGAGAGGTTTACAATGAACGATGGCGATCTCTGCTGGTGAAGACGCTTGAGCGGCAACGGAATGCGATTATGCCGCAGGTGGGAGATCCGAAAAATAAGATTGCTTCGTCCCTCGCAATGACAAAAGAGTTATGGGATGAGGAGCGATGGAATAGAGAGGTTTCTGCAGATTTTACGGAATTGAGCCAGGATACCGCTCTGGCATGGGCTCAGGCATTGGGTAAAAAGATGGGCGTGACAGTCACAGCTGAAGAAGTTGAGAAGTTCTGCGAAGAAAGCGCAAGGATTGCGGCAGAAAACCTGAATGAAAGCACCCGGGAACAGGTTGAGGAAGCCTTAGCAGATGAGGATCCAAAATCGGCGATGCAAAAGGTATTCGAAATGTTACTTGCAGTTGCAGTGGTACGTTTTGCGTTAGGTCGAGTGACAAGTTTATCGCAATATGGGGCTTATAAAGCAGCGGTCAAGGGACGGATCACAACGAAGACCTGGGTGGTGAACAGCATGAACCCACGGGACGCCCATGCCCATATGAATGGTGAAACGGTCGGACTTTATGAAAAGTTTTCGAATGGATTACGCTGGCCCGGTGATTATGAGGGCAGCGCAGCGCAGACGGTGAACTGCCAGTGCAGTTTGAGATATAACAGAGAGGTAATGAGCTGAGATTGCTTCGTTCCTCGCAATGACAAGAGGTTACTAATGGAAAAGAAAGTATTTAGAC